ATCGCGCCAAGGAAAATCGGCGCGCCGCCAACGAACGAGACGAGCTCGCCAAGGCAATCGGCGACAAAGACGCCACAATCGAAGCCCTAAAAGCCAAGGTGGCTGACTTTGAAACCGCCGCCAAAGTGCGCGAATGGTCCGCCAACGCAGCCGCAGAACACGGTATCAGCGCCGATTTGATCCGAGGAACAACCGAAGACGAAATCAATGCTCATGCTGCCGCAATCTCCAAGGCATTGCACGACGCTAAACCGTCCGTCGCCCCCGTGGTGCCACAGGCCGGAGCAACGCCCGACAATGACGGTGGGAATCTTGCAGAATTCGCTCGGAACGTTTTCGCCGGCGACTGACACAAGTACAGCCGCTATTCTAAAAAGTAAAACACTAAAAAGAAACGGAAATAACCATAATGGCCGTGTTTGATTCAGGCAAGGCGAAGGTCCTCATGCCTCGGCAGGTCGCCGACGGCATCATTACTCGCACCCAGACTCTCTCCACCGTCGCCAAGCTCAACGGCGGAATTCCCATGACCTTCGGCGATGTGGACATTATCACTTTCGACAACTTCCCGCGCGCCGAGTTTGTTGACGAGGGTGCCGAAAAGGCACCCACGTACGGCGAGTTCGGCTATGTGACTGCTAAGCCGCACAAGGCGCAGGTCACTATGCGATTCAACGAGGAGGTCCAGTGGGCTGACGAGGACTATCAGCTTGACGTCCTCAACCAGCTCGCCCAGAAGGGTAGTGAGGCGCTTTCTCGCGCCCTCGACCTCGGTCTTTACCACAGGGTTAACCCGTTGACCGGTGCCGTTATTGATGCGTGGACCAACTACTTGACCTCCACCACTAAGAATGTCGAGATCGGCACTACGGAGATGGACCAGGCGATCCGTCAGGCCGCCGGACTCCTCATTAACGACAATGCCGCGCCGATCACCCCCACTGGTCTTGCGCTTGCCCCGTCCGCCGTTTGGGCGCTTGGTAGTCTGCAGACCAAGAATGCTGACGGTTCCCCTTCGGGTACGTCGCGTTATCCGCAGATCGGCCTCGGCGTCGATATTGACAATTTCATGGGCCTTCCGGCCGCCGCCGGAAACACGGTTGCCGGCAAGCCTGAGGCGACCGCTGCCACCAATGTCGAGGGCATTGTCGGTGATTTCGTCGACGGCATTCGGTGGGGAATTCAGCGGTCTCTGCCGCTCGAGATCATCCGTTTCGGTGACCCGGACGGCCAGGGTGACCTGAAGCGCAGGAACCAGATCGCTCTGCGTCTTGAGATTCTGTACGCTTGGTATGTTTTCCCTGACAAGTTTGCGACGATTAAGACCAAGGCCGGCGCCTGATAAAATCGCCGTAAAGAAAAAGTAACACAACCCATCCAAATAAAATTTTTTCCAGGGGCGATTCCGGAAATGCGATCCTATAAGCACCGAGACCACGATATTGTGATCCATCTCGCAGACGACCATAATGTGGCGCTCGGAGACGAATACACCGAAATCACTCCCGGGAATGATGACGCCGGCGAGGCAGACGAGCCCTCTATCTCCTCTTCCCCCTCTCGCACTGCCTCGCCGGCACCAGCCCCTCGTCGGGGACGAGGCCGCCCCAGAAAGACGGTCAAATGATTCCCGAGGATATTATTCCGTTCGCCACAGTCGAAGACCTGGAGGCACGGTGGCGGGCGCTCTCAGACAATGAACGTATTCGCGCCGACGTACTCCTCGCCGACGCGACCGATCTCATCGTGTCGAAATGCCCCAGGTGGGAGTCCGCCACGCCTCGCACAAGGAAGCGTGTAGCGTGCGCCGTGGTGCGCCGCGCAATGCAGGGCGGCGATGCTATCGGTGGTGTTACAGACAGCGGCGGCGGAATCTACTCCGAGCCTCACGGGATTATCGCATCAGAATCGCACACGACCGGCCCGTTCTCCGATCAGTTCACGTATCAGAATCCCGAAGGCGGCCTCTACCTGAAGCGCGAGGAAAAAGACGCCCTCGGAGGTTCCGGCGGCGCATTCGAGGTAGACCTCCTGCAAGATTATGATGTACGATCCGCCACCGATCAGCTGATCGAAGACATTAACGCTATCAGCGGGCAGGAGCCATAATGCTTTCAGGGTACGTGCCCGTTGTGCGGCGTAGGCGGGGCCCGACGTCGAAAGACCAGTACGGCAACCCCGTGCCAGGACAATGGGAAAATGTTGCTTTGCCGCCCGCGGTGTTTGCCCCGGCCACGTCTACTGAGCCGATCAGTGCTGGGGCAATGCCTGTCACCGTGCCCGCCGCCCTTTACTGGCGGAATACCACAATTGACGTGACCGCAGAAGATCACCTCATTGTAGACGGTATAGAATACCGTGTCGAAGGGCGCCCTTCCCCATACCCTAAAGGGATGGTCGTGCAGATTCGCGCCAATGAAGATAAGGTGAGCGAATAATGCCGAAAGTAAAATTTCAGCTCAACAGGGACGGTGTCGCCGATCTTCTGCGCGGTCCTGATGTAGCCCGGACTGTGGCATTAGAGACGGGGCGTGTAGCCAATGCTGCCGGGCGGGGATTCGAGGGTGAGACGACGCACGGAAATCGAACCCGCGGATATGTTAGGGCGCGCACCATTGCCGCAATGCGCAGACAGATGAGAGAACACACGCTGGAGCGTGCGATCGGCCTCACAATGGGTGGCGGGAAATGACACCAACATACGATCGCGCTCCCGTGGTGCCGGACATAAAGAAACGGCTCATGGATTTCCTATCCGTACACGTGAGCGTGCCGATCGTGGGCCGCCGCCCCGAGAACCCCGATCGTCCCGCCGCATTCATTCGAGTCCTCTCCACCGGCGGCACCGGTGTCACTCAGAAAGCACTTTGTACTGCGCTGGAGACGATTGACGTCTACGCACGGTCGTCAGGTGAGGCGATGAAAATCGCGTGCGAGGCCGTGAATGTGGCGCACACAATGCCTAACTATCGGGATGGTATAGTGATGGTACAATCATCCTATCCGATAGAAATGCCCGATCCGGACACGTCTCAGGCGAGGGCGACCGCAACATTAACAATTACAGCACACAGGTGAACAAATAATGGCTGTTAACGCTGACAATGCGCTTATTTTCTCGTCCGACAATGACGCGCTATGGCTGGGCGACTATGTCGAGAAGTTCGGCGAGAAGGTTACGTCACTCACCCAGGACCTCTCGGGTGTGACCGGTCTCACCAACGTTGGGTGGATTAGCGAGGACGGATTCAAGCTCACCTCCGACGACTCCGTCACCAAGATTAAAGGCCACCAGGGCCACGGTGTCGTCAAGACCTTCCTTGACTCCTCGGAGACGACTTTCAGCGCCACTCTCCTGGAGACCATGCTCGCCCCGCTCTCCTGGTACCTTGACGCTACCAGTGAGAAGGTTGAGGACGGTGGTGCCACTAAGGGTGTGAAGATTACCGCGAAGTCGTCCCGTAAGGTTAAGCTTCTCTGCGGTGTCGCCGACTTTTTCGACGTGTCTGGTGTGGGTGCGCAGATTCGTATTGTTTTCCCGCGTCTGGAGCTCGGTGAGCGCGGCGAGATCACTTTCCAGCAGGCTGAGATCACCGGCTACGAGTACAACCTCTCCGTGCTGGGTGACTACATTATCTACTCAGACCACAAGGCCCTGTTCCCCGCCTGACAATAATACTTCCCCGCTATTCCGTGTTTCGGATGGGTTGTCGCGGAATAGCGGGGAAGATCCAAAACAAACACAACCCACCACTTTATAAAACAAATTTTGAGGACAACCCATTATGTCTGACAAGGACACGAAGAGCAAGGCAAAGGCCGCTGGAGCCAAGACACCGGCTGACAGGCTCGCCAAGGCGGAAGCCACGCGCGACCCGATTCACGTGGACTACGAGGGGATCGAGTTTGATATTCCTCCGGAGGCCTTGGAAGACTTCCGTGCGTTCGAGGCCCTCGACGCCGGCAATCCGTTCCCGCTTTTCCGCCTCATTGTGGGCGATCATAAGGATGAGGTCTACTCTGCTCTGGAGGACGAGAACGGTCGTGTCCCGATCGATGCAGTGACTGACTTTATGCAGTCAATCGTGTCCGAGGTGGGCGCGGGAAACTGACAATTCTCCCACCACTACTCCGCGAGTATGGGTGGGAGATAGAAGCCGACCTGCAACGATACTACAACACCGATCTTCTAGATCTATATCGAGGCAGAATAACCCCGCGGCGGGTAATGGCACTCATCGGCGGGCTACCGCCCGGGTCAACATTCGATAGGGCGCGAGGCGGAGACAGATACTGGTCCGACGAAGTAGCCGCCACAATAATGTCAGCACACAACATCCAAACCACATTGCTCGCCGTCAACAGCGTCAAGAAAGACAAATGGCCTGAAACACCGAAGCCACCGGCTGAAGGATATCGGGAAACCGGTAACCCCAGAGTGTCGAGCAAGCACGCTAAAGCACAGAAAGCCAAGGGTGAGAAATGGCTTGCCCGATACGGCAGATGAGCCGCGTTTCTATCGGATAGTGTAAAATGGTTCACGCCAAGACAAACACGAAAAACGGTTTGATTGGCGTGAACCATTTTCGCTACACTTGATTTCGGAGAGGTATCAATGGCCGGATATGATCTCGGGACCGCATGGATTCAGATCAGCCCGTCCGTGCGAGGCCTCGCCCGAAGTATCAACAGCGAAATCGGTAACGTTGATACCGGGCCGGCCGAGAGAAAGATCACGTCCGGTTTGGGTGGTGCGTTCAAATCGGTGGCGAAAGTCGCCGGCGCCGCGCTCGGGGGACTCGCCATCGGCGGCATCGCCGTTGCGTTCGGCGGCGTCGCAAAAGAGGCATTCAATGCCGCCGACGCCACAATCAAATTCAAGCAAACGCTCGCATTCGCTGGCAAAAGTGCGGACGAAATCAACGCGCTCACAAAGAGCACGCGCTCCTACGCGGATCGCACGATTTATGAGCTTGACGATATTCAGTCAATCACCGCGCAGCTTGCATCCAACGGCGTCAAAGGTTACGATAAGCTCGCTGAGGCCGCCGGTAACCTGAACGCTGTTGCTGGCGGGAACGCTCAGACGTTCAAAACGGTCGGTCTCGTCATGACGCAGACCGCGGGTGCCGGAAAACTCACCACAGAGAACTGGAATCAGCTTTCCGACGCAATTCCAGGCGCGTCCGGTAAATTGCAGGAAGCCATGAAAAAGAATGGCGCCTACACAGGCAATTTCCGGGAAGCCATGGAAAAAGGTGAGATTACCGCCGAGGAATTCAACCAAGCAATCCTCGACCTCGGTATGGAGGACGTGGCCATTGAGGCCGCTACATCCACCAAAACCCTGGAGGGTGCTTGGGGAAATTTCAAAGCGACCCTTGTGACCGGGGCGCAGGAGATCGCCGAAAAAGCACTCCCCTGGATCACCGCATCCCTTGACGCCATGAGCAAAGGGTTCGAAAAAGTATTCAACTGGGTCAGTAACTCGTTTATCCCTAGCATTACGAATGCTTTCAACGTTATCCGCAAGGGTGACTTCACGGGCCCGATCTTCTCATTCGAGGAAGATTCAAGCTTCGTTGATTTTCTTTTCCGCATGCGCGACGCCGCTGCTGCCGCGGGGGAATGGATCAACAAAACACTCGTCCCGTCGCTGAAGAATCTCAAAGATTTGCTTTTGTCCGGTGATTTCACGGGGACGATTTTCGGATTCGACAAAGACTCCGGAATCATCTCATACATCACCAACGTGCGCAACAGCTTTGTCGAGCTCGGCAAATTCATTGTCGGAACACTCGTCCCCGGGATCGCTACTGCTCTCAGCACCATCGCGAACAGCACCCTTGTCCAATTCATGGAGAATCTCACCGTCGCTATTCTCAACAGCAAAGTGGCGGTTTATAGCATTGCGGCCGCATTTACGGCGTGGAAGGCCGTCATGGTCATGTCCTCAATGCAGCAATGGCTAAATGACATGGAAGGCGTGGCCGGGGTTGCAGGGCGTGTCACCACGGCAATTAACGCAATGACCGTAGCGAAGATCAAAGATACGGTTGAGACCGCACAGCTTAACCTCATGTACGCCGGCGAATTCCTGTCAAATATCGCACGCGCAACGACACAGATCACGATGCAGGCGGTCGCGTGGGGTAGGGCCACAGCAATGATGGTCCTCCACAAGACAGCAACAATCGCCTCGACCGCGGCGCAGTGGGCATTCAACGCGGCGATGGACGCTAACCCGATCGGTCTTGTTGTGATCGCTATCGCAGCATTGGTTGCGGCAATTATTGTGGCATGGCAGAACTCCGAAACATTCCGGAATGTCGTCATTTCTTGTTGGGAAGCAATCAAAACAGCCGCTGGGGCCGTGGCCGATTGGTTCGCCGCTAACGTATGGCCTCTCATGCAAGTCGCCTGGGACGGGATTGTGGCAGGCGCCCAGTGGATGTGGGGCGTCATGGTATCCGTATGGCAGGGAATGCAGCCTGTTATTCAGGCGGTCATTGACTGGATCGTCGGCACCGCGTGGCCGGCACTTCAAACGGCATGGGACGGAATCGTCGCCGGCGCCCAATGGGTGTGGAACGGCATCGTCGGTGCATGGCAAGGAATACAGCCCGTCATTCAAGCCGTCGTCGACTGGGTCGTAAATACTGCGTGGCCCAACCTTCAGGCCGCCTGGGACGGCATTTCTGCAGGCGCAATGATCGTCTGGAACGGGATGGTAGCCGCATGGCAAGGGATCAGCGACATAATCCGGCCAGTCGTCGATTGGATTGTCAACGTCGCTGCCCTGTACCTCACCACGGCATGGGATGCTATCAGCTGGGGCGTGAGCGCGCTCTGGTCCACGATTCAGTGGGCATGGGACGCCATTTGGGCGGCAATCATGCCCGTCGCCACACAAATCTACAACGACATTTGGCCCATGGTGGTCGGCGCGTTCAATGCGATTAAAGACACCGCCAGTATGATGTGGGCCGATATTCAGATCGCTTGGACCGCCATTCAAACCGCAATTCAGCCCGTTGCGGATTGGATTTACAACACGGTTTGGCCTTGGGTGGTAGGCGCGTTCAACGCGATCAAGGATACTGCCGCTAACATGTGGTCTAATATTCAGGTTGCATGGGCTGCGATTCAGGCTGCTATGCAGCCGGTAGTCGAATGGATCTACTATACCGCGTGGCCGTGGGTTGTAGATGCGTTCAATACGATCAAGGATGCGGCGTCCAATCTTTGGGGCACGGTCCAGGCCGCATGGACCTCAATTCAAGCTGCTATGCAGCCCGTCGTGGAATGGATCTACTACACTGCCTGGCCCTGGGTAGTCGACACGTTCAACACGATCAAAGACACGGCCTCCGCTCTTTGGGGCACCATATCAGCGGCATGGAATGGTATTTGGGCCACTATTCAGCCCGTCGTGGAATGGATCTACAATATTGCATGGCCGTGGGTAGTCGGAGCATTCAACGCCATTAAAGACACCGCGTCTATTATGTGGGGCTCCCTATCGGCGACATGGAATGGTATTTGGGCCGTTATGCAGCCTGTGGTGAATTGGATTCAAACCTACGCCGCACCCGTTATTAGTGTTGCCTGGGAGATAATCTCTACGGGTGCGAAAATTCTGGGCGGAATCATTGCGTTCGTATTCGCATCCATCATCGCCGCGGTCACTATGGGAGTCGCCGTAATTCAAGGCGCAGCCACCACGATCAGCGCCGCCTGGAATACCGTTGTTTCGTGGACCAGCTGGCTGAAAAACATGGTCGTCAGTGCGTGGAACATTCTGAAAGGCGAAATCCAAATCGTTAAAGATTGGATTGCCAACACGCTCGTCCCCGCAATTACAAGCGCCTGGGACAGGGTCGTGGCCGCCGCAAACACGATGAAAGACGGTGTTAGGACGGCGTGGGACAAAATCAAGGAAGCCGCTGCCAAGCCCGTTAACTTCGTTATCGGCACAGTCTACAATAACGGGCTGCGGAAACTTGTTAACGGGATGATGGAGAAGCTCTCTCTTGATCTTCGTCTCCCTGAGGCTCCTACGATTGGCGGGTACGCGTCCGGTGGTGTCCTGCCCGGATACTCGCCGGGGCGTGACATTTACCATTTCGTATCACCCGATGGTGGCGGCAGACTCGCGCTTTCCGGTGGAGAAGCAATTATGCGGCCGGAATGGGTGAAAGCTGTCGGTGGGCCGGCAATGGTGAATGCTATGAACCGTGCTGCCGCGCACGGGGATCGTATTCCTGGCGGTGATGCGGGGTATGCCGCATTCGCTCCGGGCGGTATTTGGGACCCCGTCAAATCAACGGTAGAAAGAGGCGCGTCCGCTGCCCTTAATTGGATTACCGGGGCGGCTGATGCAGTGTCCTCGATCTTCTCCGACCCGATCGGAGCCGTTGAGACTGTCATCAAGGCTCCGGTTCACAAGCTTCTCGATTCGTGGGGCGGCGACGGGGCAAAGCCATTCTTCGACGCCGGAAAGGCTGGCGTTGATAAAACCATTGACGCGCTCGGTGATTGGATTAAAGATCACATGCCTGTGGTCAGCGGATTCGGTGGCGGAATTGGTGCTATTGGTGCCGCTGCTGGCGACCTCGTGAATACGGCGCGACGGGCTATCGGTACCCCGTATGTTTGGGGCGGCGTCTCCCCGGGCGGCGGACTTGACTGTTCTGGTCTTGTCTATTGGGCGCTCAATGCCATGGGCATTCACGTGCCGCGTCTAACGGCAGCCGGATACCAGGCAATGTCATCCCCCGGTAATCCCATGGTTCCTGGAACGCTCCTGTTCTGGGGTTACCCGGCCCACCACGTTGCTATCGCCTCCGGTAACGGGATGATGGTTGAGGCGCCGACCTTCGGTATCCCGGTGCGTGAGGTTCCGATTTACGGTGGGCCGTCCGCGGGGAATCTTCGCTACGACAATGGCGGATTCCTGCAGCCCGGCCTTTCAACAATTGAGAATAAGACTGGACGTCCGGAGCCTGTTTTCACGTCGGCCCAGTGGGAGAAAATGGATAAGCTGATCAGTCTTTTGGAGAATCGTGCGCTCGGCCCGGACGTGCTCGAAATTCGGGACGTGGACAATGATCTTGTCGGCCGCATGCAAGTAGAGGCTACATCGGCCATAGTAGACTATGATCGGATGAACCGATAAACCATTATGACGGAAAGCATATAACAATGCCGATTACGGGATGGATTGCTACACACACTGGGCTGCCGTCAATAATGGCTACCGGCAAGGAACCCGTCTATGCGGGGGATCGTCTTTTCGCCGTGCCCGGGATGGCCCGTGACAAAAGGCCACTCACCGGTAGGGCGAAAATGATTCGCGAGCTCGAGGGCCCCAAGCTGACCGAGCCGGTAACAATGATCCTCTCAGACGCGTACGCTGTGCCGGGTACCACGATCAAATACGCTCAGGGCGACTCCTCGGTCACATTGACTCGCCCCGAGGTGGAGTGGTGGCGCGGCATGGTGAGCGGCCTCAACGGACGCACCGTCCCAGGTCTCATCTGGGAGGAGGCCCAGGACAAAAGAGAATGGTCCTCCCCAATCTCGAGATATAACTCACTCATCGCCAGGTGGCCGATGCTAGAAGTGGCCCGCACAGGAGGCGGCCAATTCGTCCTAGACGACCCATCACACGTTAACAATGTTTGGGAAATCCTGCAGAAGCGTGAGCCTCTCATTCTTACACCTGGCGCCCCCGCCGACGTTCTACCGTCACGATTCATCACCGTAGACAAAGTCGACAGTGCCAGGATCACGGGAGACGGTATCATTCGGTGGAACGTAAAATGGCATGAGCTCCCCGAGGACTCGCCAATGCTTGTCGGCCCTCACGCTGGCTGGGGAGCTGCACCTTGCGTCACTTGGGGTGAATGGCGTGAAGTTGACAAGGTTTGGAAGTCGCGCACATACATTGAGATTTGCAAAATGATTGCGGGTATGCCATGAGAAACGGTCCCACTCTGGCCGCTCTTTCAGACGGTCTCAGTATAGGTGCAAGAATCGATATCATTCGCGGTGGCGAAGTCCTCAAAACGGGAATTCCCGCCTCCGAAGTAAAGGTTGAGTGGTCCTCGACGAACCGTCAGGTTCCGGGCGCTTTGTCTTATTCTTGCCCCATGTCATGGGTCCCGGAATGGCCGTTGGATGCGCTCAATAATTTCGGGCAGCGATCCATGGTGACCGCACTCTATGAGAATCGGCGCGGCGACTACTGGGAAATTCCACTCGGCGAATTCGTCAACATGGAATGGTCCGTGTCCAAAGAAAAAGTGAACGTTTCCTGTAAAGATTTGACACAGATTCTCGCCGATAATCCGAGGCCGTGGCCATCATCCCCCGCCGCCGGAGCCACACTACTCTCCGAAGCCAACGAACTTGCCGAATACGTGCGAGTAAAACTGGAGAACGATGTGTGGGATGCGCCTATCCCACGCACCACACAATGGGGAAACTCGCGAATCGAATCAATCTATAAACTCGTCGAATCGCGGGGCTGTGGTATTCGTAGCGGAGCCGATGGAATGTTGCATATTTTCAAGCTTCGCGACAAGACTGCGCCGGACGAGATTTATACGTACGAGTCAGGGTTCCTTTTGGAGTCCCCACGCGCCCCGAGGTCAGGCGGCCGGCGCCCGAACCGGTGGTACGTTACCGGCAGTAAACAACAGAAAGCTCAGGGCGAGCAGGAGGAACGATGGACCGCGGAACGCGAAATCACTGACCCGCCCTATGAGCCGGCCGGCTATGGTTGGGTTACGTCGCACAAGGAATTCAGCGCCGCAAGCTCGGCGAGAGAGGTATCCGAGGCTGCAGACACGTACATGATTCAGGACATTTCCTCCCGCTCTTCCCGCTCTTTGACGATTATTCCGGACGCCCGTATCGAGGTCGGGGACATTGTCGGTGCGATTACCGAGCAGGGTGAGCATATTGCTGGCCGTGTCACGGCCTATAGTCTCCCGTTGTCTGATCCGTCCGCTACAATGAGGGTAGACATAGAGGTACTGGGAGAATAAACGGGGCATCATGGTCAGACCGTCACTATTGCTTGACACGGCGCCACGAAACGGCGGCAGGGGCAGCAATAACAATGTTATTGTTCAGCAATCCTCAGTATCATGGACGTACGGGAAAATCACTGGCACGTCCGCCACCGATTCCACGCTCCCGTCCGGCTGGGTAGAGGTAGGAATCCCCTACAGCAACCCGACCTCTCACGCGGTTGGCGAATCTGACGGTATTGCTACGTGGATAGGCGCCCGCGTACTCGTCATCATTGACTCATCCGGGCGTGTAGTCAAGATCAGTGACCCTATCGCCGAGCCGCCATCCGGGGCGAAAGTCGAGAACCTCGGACATACCGGTAAAATTCTCAGCCAGGCCGCGAAAGACGCCGAGCGCGCCTTCAAAGAGGCCGACGCGATTCGCGACCGAGCCAACAAGGCCGAAGGCGCCGCAAACAAAGCCGCAAAAGACGCTGAAAAAGCTGTTCAGATTGCGGAAGCTAACCGGCCGCCCGTAGTATCCCAGACCGCGCCCGAGAATCCTGTCACGGGATTGATTTGGTATGTCACTGACAATGCCGGGCACATTACCGATGTGCGTATTTGGGATGGTACACAGTGGGTGACCAGAACAATGGTTGCCGGCAGCATTCTCGTCCCTTCGTCCGTGGGTAACGTCTCACTGGCTGACGGTTCTGTGTCTGCGCGTAACATTTACGCGTCCGGGGAACTCTGGGCCAAAATTGCGGCGTTCGCGTCCGTTACTACGGAAATGTTGACCGCCGGAAACGCTACATTCAACGCAGCAAAGGTCACCGGTGATCTCATTGGTAACAGGCTTATTGGTGGTGAACTCTCACTCGTTGATACTGAGCCGACGTCAGGCGAGAAGAATATCAGATTTGGCCTCGGCAGCGAGTATGGATTCTGGGAGTCTATCTGGTCTCCCAAAATCGCGACCGTGGAGGAGCTCGAGGGCGGCACGCGGTTCGTTCTGACCGATAGGGATCGTCCTAATCGTAACGATGGTGCGCAGATGGCAATCTACGACATTGCTGTTGCGAAACCAAAAACATACGGTATCGCCGGTGAAGGTGTAGGCAAGGTTGAGGGGTATATTCTTTTCACCCCGTCATGGAACGGCCGCGCGATTCTCACAATCAACATTGGCAAAAATAGAATCATCGCTGTTGACGAGCAGGCGACGGCTGGGCAGAAAATAAGATTCGATTTCACGCTCCCCGACGGTGCGTGGATCCAAGACACCGACACGCCATTCTACATTAGTGCTCGCACGAACGACGTTTTTACGCCGGGAATGCAGCTCGGGATCATTTATTCCATGTACGTGTCATGGAAAATGAGCCGCTCCTCCGGTCTGCATATTTTCCGCGACGACGAGGGCGTAGCAAAAATACAGATTACTGATCGTCAGGGCGGCGAGCTTATCATGGACACGAATGGCGTGTCCTATGACCCGCCCGGGTCGCCTGCGCCTCACTCGTCGTCTTGGCGTACTTTCACGGAGCCGCCTTTCGCCCACATGGCAACAAACAATGCGCACTTGTGGACTAAAAAAGATGATTGGACGGAGGTTCCGGTTGGTTCGCAGGAGAAGATCGTTCGTGGCGGAATGCAAGTAGACGGCGTCGAAATTGTTATCCCGCAGAGCGGACTTTACCGTCTAGACGGCACAACATGGTACAGGTCATCGTGGGCCGGATATGTTGGTGGCACAAGGGTTGCCCGCCCCAATGACGTTGAGCGCGGCGTTTACATGTATGCTGCGTTGAACCATGGCCTGTGGACCGCGCTGCAGGTGACAGGTGTTAGGCGTCTGAACGTTGGGGATCGGATTGCGCTTTATACGTATCAGAATATTGATGAGGGTACAATTATGGATTGGGGCGAGATGACGGTTAGCTGGCTCACCTACTGAAGATTGTGTAACAATATTTTTAGGAGAAAATAATATGCCTAACACTAGGTGGACCGGCGGAGTCGTCCCCACGGTAGACGATAATCTTATTGAGGCCTGGGATGCGTACGATGATTCCGCCGGCCGGGTTATGCCAGCGGCATCAGTGGCGGCGGCGCGGGTCATGTTGGCGGCCGCTCCGTCAGGTGCGGTATCGAAAGCGCGTCCCGCCGTCTTTATCATTGACGATATTCTGTACACTGCCGACGGCTCCAAGGCTGGTGACGGGTCATTCAACATTAACCCGGCTAACAGCTTTAGCGGTGTGCTTTACAGGCATCGTGATAATACGAATGGCCGCGGCCGTCCGACGTCGGATCATGCCACTTATACTTGGGGTGACGGTATCGTCACTCTGCCTATCAAGAGCCTCATGGAGTTCTCGCTTGACGTGTGTGTGAGCATTGCGCACGAGGACTATCATTCCGAGGAGGAGAAGGACAAAGCGGTCGGCTCATATTTCTTCGGGTTCAAGCTCGATAATCGGGGTATTTGGCAGACCGAGATTCAGTACAATCGCACGTTCATGACGCACCATATGCAGTGGCGCCTTTCCGTGGAGGCCGGCTCGCATAGGGTTGCTTATACTACGGCGGGTAGTTATGGTGCCGACCCGTACTGGCATTACGATGGCGGCGTGTTTCCTGGCACTGTGTTTACGGTGGCTACTCTTGGTGCGACACGCGTTGACTTGTAATCAATGAATATAGTTCACTATTAGAAATAGGTGATAATAATATGACCAAGGTCATAGCTACGGTTGTGAATGCAGCCGGCAAGACAGTCAACGCCACAATGAGCGTGCGTCCCGAAACCGTTTACACGTCCGACAATGTTACTACCGTTCCTGCTCCCGTGCGCGGCGATGCCGACGACAAAGGCAGGATCGAGGTGGAGGTAGACGCCAGTCACGGCGGCAGGTGGGCAATTGTCTTGAATGTCGCTGGCGTATGGGCGCGTGAAGTGCGAGGAGCGGAGCTGCCCGCCTCGGGCGACGTACAGGTAACCTCCCTGTCGGCATGGAACGGCGGCGCCACCCCCGATCCCGACAATCCTGGCGGAGGCGGCGGCCAAGGCAATGGCGGCAAGATCACTGTCAGTGACGATGGTCTTACTTGGACTTACGGAGAGTGAGAAAACATAATGGCAAACGTTACTGGGTACACTAAGGCCGGCGTTGACAAGTTGGTCGCCCCTCTGTTCTCCTCGATCTCGCCTTTCACGGTCGGTGGACACTACTACTCCCCGGTCACGTATTTCTGGCCAGATTTCTACAATGAGGGCAAGGCCGGAAATGTCTCGAAATGGGCCAAGACGCTGGCTTACGGGAATGCTCTTGGCTACGTGATTATGAATCGTTCTACGGGCGATTGGTCTGCCAAGGACAACGATTTTCTTACTCAGGCGCAGCGCGCCCAGGCGGCCGGAGTGAAGAGAGTCCTTTGGTATATTCCTACCCGCTATGGTGTCGCGTCACTCGCTAGGGACGACGCCGCTAGGAATGGCGTGCCAGACCCGGATAAATTCACGCGCGAATACATTATGCAACTGTGCGCCAATCTGCGTTCCCAGTACGATGGTCTTTTCCAGGGCGTATTCTTGGACGAGGTGATCAACGGCTGGGGCGCACAGTCCGGACGGGTCGGATGGTACGGTGACCTCATCGGCGAAATTCGACGCACATACGGCAAGAATTTCACAATCGCTATCAACCCTGGCAGTAATATTACTGAGGCCGTGTGCGCGCTCGATTTCGACGTGTGCATGAGTTTTGAGAACACTGCCTCCAAGTATTTGACGGACGACCCTAATAACCCGATCGCGAATGACGTGATGCGCGCACAGCCTTCAACCAAATGGTGGCACGTCATCCACGGGGTTACGAAAGAGAACTTCCGACAGGTAATCGACCGTGCTGCATCATTCGGTGTTTCACATTTGTATGTGACCGATGGTGAGCTGGTGCAGGGTGAGGGCGGCCAGTGGGTACCTGAGAAGAACCCTTATCAGAATCCTCCGTCGGATTGGATTATGGAGCGTGTGATCGCTTGGCATGGCGGCTACCTGGGGCTGGCTGAGCGTGTTGCCGCGTTGGAGGCGAAGGCGACTCCTGCTCCGTCTCCGCAGCCTGGTGCTTGAGTGTTTCACGTGAAACATCCCCCCTCACCGCAGAAATCGTGGTGAGGGGGGATGTTTTCGCATCCGGTGTGAGAGGCTATAGTCCTAGGAGTTGGTAGTTTCCTCCGTGCTCGCGAGCGATATCGTCTAGGACGCCCATGAGATCAGAGCGCGCATCGTCCTGAACGTCGATTGATGGTGAGTTCAGGATTGAGTGAATCGTGTTATTGATCTCTCGGAATTGGCGAGCGGCGATTGCGTCACACTCCACGGTAGCCCACTGTCGTGCTAGACGGCGTGCAAGATTGCATGTGCTCTCTCCGCTTGTTTCATGGTAAACGCCCGCAACGCTCAATGGCCAGCCCCAGATAACCCATTTACTGACAGTGCCGCCATCGTCGTTTTCTACGGTGACGTCAATCCCGACGCCCTTATACTGGTCGTGCCATTTCAGGTGGGCGACCATGTGCGTTTCATCAATGTCGCACACGTCGGGCTTCGGAAGCCACAATTGCACGAGGCTAATCTCATACTCAATCTCCAGCATTAGGTTATTCGCTGTCATGAGACGCTCCGCAAAAGCAGATTGCAGCGCATCGCAGAATGCTCCAAGCTACAGGATTCCTCGTGAGTCCATCCTGCTGAGACGCCGCGCTTCGTCGTCACCACAACACCGTCATCGGTGACCTCGATCTTCCCTGCCGAGGAGTCAATGATGGTGACTCCCATGTGGTCGGAAATGCGGGGCGACGTGATTATGTTCTGCAATTCCCTGACAATAGCCAGCGCGATTTCCTGACGATCAATCTTGCTCATCCTTCTACCTCCATGGCCGATGGTGTGACGCCGATCTGCCCCTGATAATGCGAGTCCAGACCATTGGTGCCGTACGGCATGCTGGCCGGCCTATCCAAGTCCTCAAAAGCAATCTGCGCAATCCTGTCCCCAGGGTGAAGAAGGGCGGATTTAGCAGAATGCAAGTTGGCTATCTCCAAGGTTACGTTTCCCTGAAATCCCGGGTCAATGTATCCCGCGGACACGTGGACGAGAATTCCGCGTCGCGCCCACGATGACTTGCCTTCCACCCTGGCCACTAGATCGGCGGGCACGCTGACTTTTTCCTGGGTGGACGCGAGAATAAACTCACCCGGCAGCAACTCGTAACCATTCTCGTCAATGGTGACATTCTCGTCACCGTGACGATAGACGATGATATTCTCGTCCAACCGCACTTCTACTGACGCCGGTTGAATAGACAACGGCTTGCGCCAGTCAGAGATGAGTTCGCCCCAATCGATTCTGCGTCGAAGAGTGAAATCACTCAGTGTAGCCATTGCGGTAGTCCTCCGTCTTCGTTTTCCTTGACCATATGGACCGTGTAACCCTTATCATGTAGAATTGTTTCGGCTTCAAGAGCAAGGACGGGCTTCTCTCCCGGGAAGATTTCTATTGTGTCTTCACTGTGCTTCGACACCACGATTGCATAAACGTACGCATTATCATCCGATGAGTCGTCATAAGTGAGCACATATCTGCCTTTCTCGCGCCAATATGTGCACCTGGTAAAAGCGACCCCTCCTTCCTGCCGTGAACGTAGAGCAAGTGTTACTTCCTGCACGTGTCGCACAGTATGCATGAGCCCACGGATCGTGGTAGACGGATCGGTAGAATTATTTTCGATAGTGAATTCACAGTCGGTGGCATGCATGAACGCAGTCGCCACCCACCGCCCCATGAATTCCACCAAATCAACGAAAGCAATATTAACAATATTCTCCATAACGATCACTTCTCTTCTGGGATATAGTTGCTGAGATGATCGTGTGAAATAGCGGACGTGAACTCTGTGAGCCGGTCTCGAACCTCCCTGGCACGATTCTCCGGGGCGAGCCGTCTAGCGATAGTGTCCCAGCAGACGCTTCGCAGAATCGCAATCACCGTCTGGTCTCCGTACTCGGCGACGAGTTCACGCAGATACCATGCCGCTTTCCCCATGTCAACATTCTCGTCAGCACCATTTTTGTGACCGGCCCTGAAGATATACTTCAGGGCGCTCCCGGTCAGATAGTCTTTGTAGCGAATGAAGGTGATGGGCTCAGGGTCAAGGGTTACGTAGTGTGATGGATGAGTTACTTCGTTCTCATGCGCATTATCCTCGGCGCACCCGCCATTCTTCTCCGCGACATAGAGAGTGTCATCACACAAGGTCAACTCATAGTGCTTCTCGTCGAAAGAGAAAAACTCTTCCTCGCCATTCTTACCATTACACCAAATGCACCATTCACCAGTAAAATACCTACTCGTCATCTTGATGGGCGCTTCATAATCGTCGGAGACACGGAGACGAATTAGTTTGCCTGCGAATTTCACCTCATAGTCGACGTAAGCTTCATAAGGGCCGATTGTCTGCCAATACCAGCCATCGCGCTTATGCTCCAAAGAGACGCGACGACGACTCCAGCACGCCACTCGCCGTTTATTAGCAGAATTGCGGACATGCGCCTCCCAGAACCCATCATGCGGCACTACTTTCGAAACATACTCGTACACGCCATCTGGGTAGTAAATCTTCTCGCACTCATCATCTACGGGTGACACTACATAATCTCCTCTCTCTGTCTGGGTAATCGAATACTCGTTGTACTTGAAATAGTGTCTCTGCTCTACACCAGCCTGAACAGAATCGAAACCAATCCCAGTGTCGTCGCCGGTTTGCGCTATGATTCTCTCTTTACTGCCATCCGGCAAGTACAGCCAAACCGGTCTCAAAAATACCGTGTCCACAACCGTTTTCTCGCTGTTTCAGTTGCCGAGAGTACCGACCGTGGCAAAGTAGGCGAAAAACACCTGAAGCCACCAAAAAGCACGCCACGCCAGAGACAGTCCAATAATACCAACAATGAGGGCGACTGCACCCATTGCCATACCCTCGACCGTGGGCCGCGGCCTGCGAAGCCACGCTATGAAACGATTCGTGGGGCGCGGTGGCGCCATCACACTGAGTGGCACAGGCAGTGCGGGGGGCGCCGGGGCGGGCCGAGGCGGCGGAGGCGGTGCAGGGGTAGAAGCGCTAGCCGCGGGCGGCGGAGGTGCGGGAGTAGGGGCCGACGGGGCACTTGAAAAAGTAGACATAATAGTTGTTTCTCACTTTCCGTTCAGTTCTGCCATGAGACGGTTGGTCCAACCATCACTGTAATTGAAATTCGTGCGCTTACTGTGGCGTGTGCTTTTGATTCTCTTCGCTCGATTCCTCTTGTGCTCCTGAAACTCGACTGTCTTGTGACGGACCTCGTCCTCGCGTCCGTCCGTGCGGTGGATTGCCGGGTATTTCATGATTTGACCCACTCGATCCCGTCGCCGAGAAGCCCGCGCAGATCATTGATCAGGTTACGGGCGTTCCCGAATTCCTCCTCGCTGATATCGAAGACTCTGTAGACGTTTCCTTTGGTGCAGACGACTAGGAAGGAATCGTGGGCGCCCTGGGGGGTGAAAACGTTGCGGACGTTTCCGATGAGGGCGGGCCGCTGAACTGGGATGGCCTGTACGAGGTCGGCGCCGGTGAGAATTGCGACGGCGGTCACTTGCTCAATGGGGATGCCCCGAAATTCGTTCTCGCCTTTCTCGTATCCTTTTGCGGGGAAGTGAATCTTGGTGCCCTTCAAGTTGGTGAATACTGCTCCTCCTGTAGTTTTGCATGATCCGTATCCGGTGCGACGGCGTGTCATGATTATTCTCTTCTCAAAATATGTGCGTGTGATGGTGGTGGGTGGTGGTGGCCTGTCGTGGGTGACGGGCCACCACCGTTATGTGTGTGTCAGTTCTCCAGCCACCAATCGGCCAGGTAGGCGATGGTCTCGTCAGTCGGGGCAGAAAGTCCCTCGTGGACAATGGTGAATCCGTCAACATCGTACTGCCAGAGTCCCCAGGAGACGACGTCGTCGCACACGTGAAGTCCGAGCGCCCGCCCGCCATCGGTGGTGCTCCGCTTGAGGCCGATGGTCTCGCCGGTCTCGTCCACCCAGTAGTCCGTGTTGCCCCACGCATTGGCGGCAGTGCCGACGGCGTAGGCAACATCCTTGTCGGTGGTGATGTTCTCAACGGTGGTGGTCATTGTCTTGTCCTCTCTATCCCTGGCTGGGCGGCTTGTCCTCCCCGCCGATGACTTAATCATGCTCTCACGTGCGCCATGGGTCAACCCCATATGGGTGGTGACCTATCCCACAAAGCCAACGTTGCGTAGAGTATTGACAGGCACGGTGCGTGCGTGGTATACGCGCGCGCACGTACCTATATACGCTAAAGGCGTCTTCAACTAGTCATGATAAAATTAAAGTCACCGAAAACCTTTACGAAAGGCGGTGCAAAATTGGCAGATTCCGTCACAGAATATGCTGCGTCGGAAATGAAATATTGGTGCACCACAGGCGACTACGGGGGCACCGGATATGCCCAGGACAACAGGTGGACCTGCTACTGGAATTCCAATGATGCCGGCTGGAAAACGGGCCCCGGCGACATGGACTGCAGTAGCGGCGTAGCAGGCGCCTACAATATTGCATTCCACAATGTCTGGGGCACCGGCTGGGACGACCCGATCATGTTCCCGCGAACCGGCGAAACATGGACCGAAACCCTGAATTCTCTGGCCGCAAATCGCGGTTTCATGGATATCGGGGACACATGGTACGGGTCCACGCCGTCGGGAGGATTCCATGTCGGCGACCTAGTCCTGAAAACCACCGGAGACGGCGGACATGTCGCAATGTGTGTGCGCGAAGACGATGGATCATTCAACGCGGGCGACCCACTCCTCGCTGAGGCGTGGATTAACGAAAATGGTGAAATCTCGGAAGGTCAGATGGGGGACCAGACCGGCTACGAGACTCACGTAGTCCGGTACAGTAGTCACCCTATGACTGTCGCGGCCTCGTGGTCCACCTGTATCCGTTTCGGAAAGAGGACCGATTCCGATAACGGGCACGAGTCTGCCGGCTCGTACCGCCTTTCTTCAATCCAGGAGGCTGTCCTCAGGGCCGCCGATGCGGAGAATTGCCCGTGGTGGGCCGCCCTGGCGTGCTTGTGGATGGAGACCGGCGAGCGTGGTGCAAACATTTACGGGCATGACGCCGGGGGCGCTGGCCCGCACGGCGAGGAAGTGACCGAGGAGAATTTTCGTGAGTTCCTTGCTGCGATTCGAGACGGTGAAAACTCGAACGGCGTCGGTCCGTTGCAGATCACTTATCCGGGCTATTTCTTTGATGACCCGGATCGTGAATGGTGGATGCCGGAGAAGTCGGCTGAAGTCGGTTGCCGTATTCTTCGTGATCTTATTAACGCGGAAGGCGACAGCTACGAAGCGTTGAAGCGTGTTGGGTCGCGGTATAATTCAGGGAATCCGTATGACGCGTATGAGTCTTATGGGATTCTTTTCAGTAATCGTTGCAAGTCTTGGTATGATTATGGTCGTCCGTCTGGGGGCGCCGGAGAGGAATTTTGGGATATGAGCGAGGGTGTTGATCTGCTCAGGGAGATTCGCGATCTTTTCCGTAGTGGAAAGGCGGGGGATCACTTTGCGGGCGACATGAATTGGTACGCTAAGGCTACCTATGAGGAGGTTAAGTCTATTCACGCGTCCGTGGATCAGATTCTGCATTCTGTGACTCCGGGTCAGGAGAATGTTCGTGAGGCGGGTGCGATTTATGGTGCCGTGAATGAGATTCGTAAGGCGGTGTCGACGCCGTCGTCTTTGCAGGCGCATGATGGTGTCGCGGAGTCTCCGACCCCGGAGTCTCCCGCTCCGGCTCCGGCTCCGGAGCAGAATTCCTGACACAGCATATTGGCATTTATCGCGGCCTGTTCGCTTGCTATTATGCTGAGTGTCGTTCCACGATAGATGTGACATGCGGGGAGCTTCACTCTCTTCCCTCTCCGTGATCTCCTGTGGTAGTGGTAGATCAGGTCTCCGGACGGTCAATGAATGATCGTCCGGAGACCTGCTTTTGTTGTGTGTTATACTCTCTTCGTACCGCTTATTGGTTAATACACAAATATTTTCCTACGCGTTCCGACGGTGCAACAAGAGAATACTATCGCCCTCACGTTTTCCTACATTTTTCCCTTAGCAGCTCTAAGAGTTAACGTGGGGGCGATAGTATACAATCCATCTAATGAAAGTGAAAATTAGGGTGACTAAGTCGCTTTATGTTGCTACTATTTTTGCGGCTGTCATGGTGACGGCAAACACGGCGCTCATGGTGTATGAAGATTTCACCAATGGCACTATGAATGTGACTCGCGATTCTCTGTGGTGTATTGGCGCGATTATTCTATGGGCTAGTGTGCGCACCGTACGATTCATGCGGACTGTCGGCTACCATCCCGGCTTCCACAGAAAGTAACTAAAACATAACATTCCCCGCCTAACAACGATAACGTTAGGCGGGGAATGTTATATAATAAGTGCTGCAGCCATGCTGAAACAATCATAGCAAAAGAGGACATTAGATATACGATGCTCAATTTCTTGAACGATGTCCTCTCCGACGCCACCCTAGTGGCTTTGGCTGCCCTTACCGGCACAATTTTCTCGAACGTGACGCAACGCAAAAATGCGCGGGACCAGGAACAGATCTCAATACTGGACATTACTGTCCGATCTCTTTCTGAGAGAGTGACTGCCCTGGAAACCAGTCTCGCGGCCGCCGAAAGAGCTGCCGACCTGGCAGAAGACGGCCGCCGACGGGCAGAAGTAAAGTGGTGGGAGGCCGTCTCTTTCGCGCACACTGTTCTCGATTGGGGTAGGTCCCTGAAAATTCTGATACCATCTGATAAAGAGGACTCAATCCCTACCGAGCCTCAAATTCCGGAATCTATGAGGTGATTCATAAATATGTTTACTCCTGAGGTCCGCAAGGCGCTTTACGCTCTGCTCACCGCCGTTCTCGGTGTTTTTGCCGCTTTCAATGTTATTTCTGCGGATCAGGCATCTCAGTATGCTGACGCTGTTACCCAGATTGTCGGTGCTCTGACTCTGGCGCTGGCTACGTATCACACTCGCCCTGGCGCGGCCGGTGGCCGTCACGCTGCCGGTGAGGGTGAGGCTGTCGAGGACAAGGTCGCCTGACCTCCGCTATTCATAGAACACTACTGCCCCCGCCGACTGTTCGGTAGGGGGCAGTAGTGTTTCACGTGAAACATGCTCCCGTGTTTCACGTGAAACATTCACCGTCGCTCCACGTCGTCACCGATGATGCGGGCGATCACCCCCTCGTCATGGCGTTTAGTGACTGCCCACAGGAAAAGATGACGCCCCGCATCCCGCGCGTCATCCGCATCCGGCTGGCTAACGTCGGTTCCGGTGGGCCAAAAACCAAGGGACTTCAAAACATGGTCGGGCATGGTTGTTTTCGCCATTGCGGGAGTTTGCCACACAATATCTCCGATCTCCCATTCCAGTACGGAGTTGATTTTTACTGGGGTGAGGTCTGCGAGGAAATTGTTGCCCGGTCGGAGATCGAACTGTTCGCACACGACAATGTCTGGGGCGAATTCGTTTCGTGTGGCCAGAATGTCGTAGGTGCTGGCAGTCCAATGTTCATACTTGAATTGTTGGACATGAATGATTGAGGATTCGTGGTCGTCGTGGAAGTCTCCGATGACGATTCCTGTTGATTTGCCTGGGTCAACGGCCATCACGCGCTCTACCATTCTATTCTCACTTCCCTTTTTTCCGCAAGCCGCGCCGCGACTTGTTCACGTTAACGATACTTTTCGTAGTGTCTGTGCGTACACCGTCTACTTCGAGCCACAACGTGCCCGGCATCACAGGTTTGCCGCGGCCTTTTTTCAGAGCCCACGGCGCGCCAGGTTCGCTCGGGAAAGGCAAATGCTTATAGCACCATATTGCGCAATCCTGCGTAGAATCAAAACGAAAGTCCTCCTTCGACACATACCTCCTCATGTCGTAAATGCGTCGCATGAGTTTCGGGATGAGCCATTCGGGCACTTCTCTGTACATGCGGATTGACGGGCTGCTGCACAAGCAGGCCACGGTCCTACCGCCACTGAAATGCGAAACGCGAAGCCATTTGTCTTCCTCGCAATTCACGCAACGCATGTGGAAATGCTTATGACCATCTCTCATAATCTTCCATTCGGGGGACACTACTTCCCATTGCTGGAAGCGTCGCCCCTCCATTTCTGGCTGCACGCCAATCGTCGTCTTATAGGTTTTGGTGGGGTGAAGAATAAGACGATTGCGATTTTCCCGTCTGTTCTCGGCGCGCGCTACCGAAATCTCACCGGGGCGGAATACGCCGTTCTCGGTGGCGAATTCCCAATCAAACACAACCGATGAGTTGAATTCTTTGTAGCACCATTCGATAGCCGACGTCATGCCGTCGAACTCGAAATTATCTACACCATTCCGCTCCCGCCATTTCCAAATCTTAAGACGAATGTCATTGTAGGAGCGATACGGCATAAGCGTGCCATTCACCTTACAGTACTGATGCGAGTACGGCGCATCCGGGGGACGATTCAGTACTATGTCGAGATTGCAGGGGGCGATCGGTTTAGTAATGTCAGGGCGTGTGAACCTCCACTTATTGTCCTCGGGGACTTCCAGATACTTGAAACACCATTCAATGGCGGCGTCAATCGATGGGAATTGGAAATTCTCGCTACTGGTCCGGTAGCTGAGCTGGGTGAGTCTATTGGCGACTATCCTGTATTGTTCGTATGATGGCTGCGTCATTTGTGTTTTCATCTTTCTTCTCCTATTGGTTGAATAGCGGGGACAACGCGATTGTTGCCCCCGCTATTCAAATCATGCGACCGGGTATGTCAGAAAACTACCGGCGATGCAGTCATAGTATTCCTATTGGTCTCGAAATCAATGGAAGAAATCTCTGCCCTGGGAGGCCAAAAGGCGGGCTTCGGGGCGCCGTCCTCGCCGAGGATTGTGACACCGTTCTCGTCCTGCTCGTATACGGGGCGACCGTAATCGTCAAGACGAGGCCTGGGCTTGCTCATTCGTGTCACCAATGTTGCGTGAGCGCCCTCCAAATTCTCGCACACGCGCTTCACGGTCGCGTCGATCTTCTGTGGTGAGAGAAGATCGGCCCGCTCCCTTGCGTCGGCCGGCCACAGACTAGCGGCACTGAAATACTTCGGAATGTTGAAGTGAATGAAAGTCTTCCCATTCTTGTTAATGGTGAAGACGGTGCGGTCGGTGAGCGCCTTTCCGGCGTCCTCGTCGTCTCCGTCGATCATCCAATCGGTGACAAGCATTGGCCGCCCACTCTTGGACGTGGTCATTTCGGCCTTAGTGATGAACGCAGAGTGCTTTCCAGGCTTGGGCGGCTCGAAATTGCCGCCGCCGGTAGCGACTTCCAGGGATGAGAGGTCGGTGCCGAAGTTGAAGCCAGTTGCCATAATTATTGTGCTCCTGTGAATCGAGGGGTGAAAAGAATTGCGGTGGGGTCAGTTCTCGCTGTCGGCGGGCTTGCTGCGGAGCGCCTCACGAATTGCGTCGGCGGCGATAGCGAGAGTCTCGGTGGAGACGCCACGGTCAGCGGTAACAGTGATCTTAGCCATAATAGTTTTCTCTCTTCCTATGTTTTGGTTAGTGGCTAGTGATGTAATTGTGAATCTTGGTCATGCTCGGATTCCCCATTGCTGGCGGGAACCCGCGCGTCTGTTGCTTTGTTACAACGTTCGGTTTGCGAGTGTACAGTACTGGCACAGTGATTTCTTCCCCGTCACCATTGTCCACGTTCGCCCATTCCATGTAGCCGACGAAATTGAACAGGGCGGGGATGCGCTGCCCGGATTTCTGCCCCTCGAAAGACGGGGCGATGAAAACCTCTCCAGTGACCTCGCTGCTCTCGCGTGCGGAGTGTGTGATAGCAATGAATGAAATGTCGGGGGCGTCCAGGAACACACTGATCGCCTTCAACAGGGAATCGTATACCGCCCGCCATTTCGTCCAAGTATCATTCGACACGGCCTCATAATGGGTCAGGATGAGCTCCTGACACTTATCCAACGTATCGAACACGACAGTCTTGTAGGGGAACCCCGCAAGATTACGCGCAATATTGTCACAAAGATTGGCGCAATCAACCCACTTGTCACAATGCACGACAGTAATGTTCTGCAGGTTCCCCCAATCCCGCACTGGGAGCGTGCCGGATTCGAAATCAACGTACAGGACGGGCGACATGTCGTCCACCTGTGACGCCGTGGCTGCGAGCGATGTTTTGCCCACACCGCTCACACCATGAATGAGCATATTGAAGTGATTATTCTGTTCCGGGTTCACGACTGTCATTCCGAGACGGGCAAGAGTGTCCTCAAAAGTCATGATATGTTTCACCTCCTAACCGTTGATAGTGTAGTTTTTGAATACTTCTGTGTGACGCTCGTGCGAGCAGTACCAGCATAGAGGGGACGATTGGAGACCGTCAACACTGCTGTCATGTAACCTTGCTCTCTCCCAAATGTTCCGGAGTCTCTCCAGGGCCGCGAGCGCAACGTCCCGCCGCCACGGGAAAGAGAACTCACAAATACTATCCGGCACGACCTCTACACTGCAGTCCCTTGGGAGAGTGACAATAGAACAGTGGGCCACCTCGTGTCCGAGTTGTGTGAGGCCGTACCCGTAGAGCATGATTTGAATGTAGTATTTACGAAATTGACCCCCTGCCGCCGTGTCGGCGAATCGTGGTAGACCGTTGTCCCATTTAATGCTCTTCCGGAATGCGGAAATCTTTTTCCGCGAGAGCAGCTTCCAGTCTAGGACCGTCGCCGCCGCAATATCGAAGCGATCCACACTCCCAGAAATACGCCCATAGTCTTCAAGATCGCATACCTCTACTCTCTGCTCCACTAGAACATTCGGTTTGTTTCTTGTACGTGATTCCGCGAAAGCATGAAATGCGGTGCCCAGGAAAGGCGCCAGTGGCGTGCCCGTATTTTCCGTATTGTGCGGAATTCCGAGGAGTTTGTCGGCAATGCATCGTTCGCAATCGTCTCCGATCTCGCTTACGCCGATGCGCGTTTGCTTATCGCGCTCGGTTGGGGCGAAAACATTACTGACCGCTGTTGCGGCGGCCGGGCTCAAATTCAAACTTCTCCCCTTCCTGAATCGCGGCGATAGCGGCGAGTCTAACATCACGGTGAACCTCGATATCTCCGCTCGCAATGTCTTCAATGAAGAATAGTCTCGCGTCGCCGGCCGACATGATTTCATAGACCGTGCCGCCGAGCTCTTCTGCTCGCATTGCGGCTCGCTCGAGATTCGAGTAGACCCGGTAGTCGCCTTTCTGCGACGACTCCCAAACTAAGTAGACGCCCATTAGTGTTTTTACTCTCTCTTCCTAAATGTTGATTGATAGTGTGTTATTCGATAATAGTTGCTGTGAGGCCAGCCCGCTCCTCGATTGCCGTGGAAATGACTGCCGCATAGCATTGGATCCGCCAGATATTCTCCGATCGAATGCTGGGCACGTGCAGTTGCATTGTCTTGACGCCAAATTTCGTGGGCCATTTCAGGATGATGGTGTGGCCGGCGATATCGTCAATCGTGGTGCCCTGCGTGATGCGCATAATATTTTTCACTCCCCCGTCGCAATGAGCTCATAAATGTCGAGATTGTTATTGGTGGCCATGCCGCGCACAATATTAATGTTGTCCGCCGTAACATGAATGACGTTAATGTCTGAGTGTCCATCGTCCACTGGGGCGACGATCAGGAAATTCCTGCCGGCCAATTCGCTGTCGTCGGATACGAGAATGTTCCGAATGGTGCCTGTCATGCGGCGTCGCACTAGATGAATGTTAGAGCTGATGAGTGTTTCTGTCTTCATGGCATCTACCGTACGTGCGTGGTGGTGGCGTACGCAACCCATGCGGGCATGACGTCCATCACACCTTATATGAGGCCGCTCTCACGCAGACGCTCATACCCCGCCTCCAGCCTGGGCTCCACAGCCGTCACGTCAACAGTGCCCTCGCACTGCAAAAGAAAACGATTCACTCTCTTTGTTTGCCCCTTGCGATTCAAGCGGGCAGACGCCTGCAAATTCAAAATCACACTATTATCCTCACTCAACCAAACCTCAGTATTGCAAACATTCTGCAGACCGTCAATCCCTTCGGCGGCAGCCGCAATAACGGAGCAGAGAATCCGCGGCCCATCGGGCTCCAAAAATCGTCGCCACTCACCCCGGTAAGCACTGGACAACTCGACGCTCTGATAGCCGGCATCAGCCAATCGTTTCCGCAACGGCGTCATGAATTTACGCGAATGGCACCACAGAATAACTTTCTCGTCTGGCGGTAGATCGGACAGAATATCGAGGGTGGCGTCAATCTTCGAGGATCCCCACTCCTCGAACTCCACATTATCGACCACGATCCTCAAGGGTCCGAGAGTGATCTGCCTGAGCCTTCCGTCGAGAACGGCGGCGGACGATGCCACGCTGGCCCCACCATCCATAACCGCCAAACGATGATCCACAAACTCCCGATACATCCTCTTCTGTTCACGACGCATCCCACAAACGACACGTTGAACATTTACGGGAGGTAGATCACCGAAAACCTCACTCCCACGCATCGCAGACCAAATATCACCCACGGAATCACGGAGAGCGCCAGGATCCTTCTCGCCACCATAAATCCTGGCATACCGAGACGCTGCAAAAGGATTAAACTGAGAAACAAAAAACTCATCCGCAAACCGGTAGAAACTACGATCAACACTCCCCGGGTTCAGAAACTTGAGTACCCCGTAAATATTGACGGGTTTATTGCCGGCAGGCGTGCCCGACAAACCAAGACGATACTTCGACTTCAACGCCTTCACGGCCCGGAAAGACTGGGTTCTATGATTCGCGATACGATGAACCTCATCCACGACCACCATATCGAACAATTTCTTCGAGAAAGAAACGAACGGCCACTTATCCGCTTCTACCGCCTTTCCCAGGGAAACGAGCAGCTCGAAATTAATAACCCACCAACCGCCCTCGCCGGCCAGCATGCCCTCAATGTTGCCGCGACCGGCCTTGGTAGTGCGAGACAGCACTTTCGCTTCCTGACCGGTGATGGTCTTAATACTGGCCTGCCATGACGGTATGACACGCTTCGGGCACACAATGATGACTCGCCTGTCGGCGTCGAGTTTCTGTGCGACCCAGATTGCGCCGTATGTTTTGCCGCAGCCGGGCTCCCAAGCAAGCAATGCGCCACCGCCATCTCGAATCGCGGTGACGGTACGGTTGATTTCTCTTTCCTGCGCCCCTGTGGGCTTAATGTTAATCATTGAAATTCGTCCAAACGATCACTAGTAGGCAAATGGCGAGCAAGAACACTAGTAGTGTCACTTGTTTTCTCCTCTTTTCCGTATGACGAACCCCGCCCCACAGGGTAATGGGACGGGGTTCGTTCTGTCGGGTCAGTGGGTGATGGCGTGACGCTGCACAGCGTCCCAGTAGGCGTCCTCGTCAACGTCCACCACATAGTAGGGAGTGCCAGTAGCGGAGAAATACTGTCCGATCACGTCATCGGCGATGTCAGCAACATCGTAGTCATCCACATTGTCCAGGGTAGGAATGATGTCGAACTCGACGACGTCGTTCCGAGTGCTGCGACGAGTGGTGATGTTCATGATTCTCTCTCTTCTCTCCGTACTGTCACCGTCTCTCGGTGACGACCCTAGTATAGGCAGGCCATACACACCATCGTCAACCCGACGGGAGGTGACTCCGCTCACATCTCGAGGTGGAGGAGAGACAACGCCTCACCCACAGCCGCACTCACATCACCACCACACTCCAGCACCCTCATGCAATCGAACGCCGTGTGCGCCCGGCCGTCCGCGAGTGGATCATCCGCATGATGTGAGAAGACCAGACCACTACTCAACAGTGTCACGCCTGGGGCCGTGTCGCCGCCACGCGCATACCGCCACCGCCTCCCCACAGGCTCGTAAGGCCAACCGAACAAACCGACAAGATCATTAAAACTATACTTTGAATTGAACTCCCCGATCACCCCGCCATAGCCGCCATCGGGCACAGAAGACAAAGAAACATCATCATTCTTCTCCTCGTACCCGATATTCTCCAACCACTTATCAACATTCAAACGGGCACCATCAATGAGCCAATGACGCACCCTCAAACCAAGACGATGCGACGGCAGGAAAAAAGCTCGGGACGCCTCCGCACACGACCCATCCCACTGGGCCACAGGCCCCAGCACACTGAAGCACGTCCGGGCGATCGCCTCACACTCTCCTACGGTCATGTTGCGAGTGCACGGCAGAACAACACGGAAGCGCGGGGACGGGAAAGACGACGACGCCGTCTCCCACACAATACCGGCAAGATTCGCAGCCCGCATACGGTCCCCGACGAAATCTTTCCGCGACCCATGATCCGCATCCAAAACGATAGCGGACCGGGACACAAAATTTCTTTTCTGCCGCCTACCCCCCGAAAGAATGCCAGCGAAAAAAGCGGGAGCGTCATTCTTCTCACACCTTGAGGGCGCCTCACACAAGGCAGCAAAATCGTTAAGGTTTACGCTAGTGGCACGCCACCCTGTGATGGAGCGAACACTGCCCGCTACCATCACAGGGAAACGCACCCCGAAAACATCACTCACTGCACGATGGTTCCGCTATCTGATCCCGCAGAATCGCCTCCACGAGATCATTATCCACAATCGCACCTTCCGTCCGGAATTTCACGCCCCGACGAAGAATATACTGCCGATACTCCTCCACGCTCCGCGGAGACAAATTCTTCGCCTCCAAAACCTGATACAAACGAGTCTCAGTCGGCGGATTACTACTGAAATCGTCCACCATACGCGTCAAGTCCGGGACGAAAACATAGTCGATCATTTTCAGCGCGTCGGGCAGCCAGAAATCGACGGCCAGACTGAAAGCTTTCCGAACCGCAGACGATGACACGCTCATCTGCTGCTCGAAGAGAGACAGAATAGCGGCCACGCGCATAATATGATTCCCCATGCGATCAATGACCGCTTGTACCGCCCGCTGGAAAGGCGACTCACGGGCCGCCTCCCCGGCCCAGGCCCGCACCGTTTCTACCCAAACATTCCGGGCCGACTCGGTCACGGTCATAGTCATTGGCGTGTTGACAGGCCAAAACTCGGTGGCACACGTGACCGTGCCACGGAATTCATGCTGCATCATACCCAACATTGTCGAAATGCGCTCGGAAGCATGCTCAACAAAACCATCCCCACCATGCGCGCTCAAGTCATTGTTGGTGACCCATCCGAAAGACGACGGATCGGACCGACGGTCCTCCTCATCCAAGGCGAAAAGAATGCGCGGGCCCCACCCAGTCTCAAACAAAGACTGAGACATGCTATCGACTACGTCGCCGAGAATACCGGTGCCGCAAAAAGCAAGAGAATGAGGAACCCTCTCACTGTCCGCACGCTTCACACCATCGTCACCGACGCGCACAGACTCGACCGTTTTGCCCGAGTAGACGTCGGTCAGGAATCCGATGAGACCACTACGATAACCCTCCCCCTGTGACGCGGAATACATGTTCTGCAATTCGTCTACAAACATAATAGACGCACCGCCAGGACGCTGCGCCATCCGCAAATTCAGACCTTCAGCCGTAACATTAGACCCGAACAAAACATTCGCCATAAGAGACCGCTCACACGGGCTATTACCAATAGTATTCAACAAATCCTTACGATCAGCCTCAAACTCGGTGATGCGATTATTGATATCGTCCCGCTCCGTGCGATATTCCTCAATATCAATACGCCCACTCCGCCTTTCCAGAGATTCCAGGCGACGGTACAGCATGCGGAGTGCTAAATCACACTCCCGCACAGCCGCCAAAGACGCCGACGAATCCCACCTGAACGCGCCCACACAGTCGTCGAAAAAACTACGCACCAAAGACTGAGCCGTCGTCTTCCTCGACAAGGTGGACGCACCCAGGCAGTGCGAGTACAAGGTCAACGGCACCATGTTCTGCGCGTTCGCAGACAAATGAGTCCTCGCAGACAGCGGCGCGGACACCATCGTCAAGAAAGTCGTCCACAGGAAACGAGGAGGCGTCTCCGGTGACCTGGACTGCAAATAGCCGACAATCCTGTCAGCGAACCAATCATAGTGCGCTTTCCCCGTCGGTGGCAGAAACTCGTAATCCGTAATCCTCTCAACGCTCAATTATTCTCCGCCTCCACGTCAACAAGAAAACTACTGAAAGCGTCAATAATCTCATCGCCGTTGAAAGTATAGCCGACGTCGAATATAGGGCCCCAATAACGGTTCGCCTGCTCGAAAATCGTCGCCTTGTAGCCGCGCGCAGTATCCGCCTCGAAAATAAACCTATGCCCGGGCGATGCGACAACAATGTGGATGCTGTTGTTCCAGGCGCTTACTTCCAGGCCGAGCGAATCATTCCCGCCCTTGCTGGCGTAATTCTTGCACGCCTCGGTGACATGCTTCAGGAATTCCCAGTCGAATAGCTTGATCATTTGTCCCCCCACAGTTTTGTCTTGATTTCGGCGAGCAGTTCCCGAAGCTCCCATGCTCCCTCTCTTCCCTTCACAGTTGTTATTGTTTCGTTCGTTCCAGTGTTTCGAATGGTCACCGAATACTCGCCTCCCACAATGTTGAGAGTGCACCCGTATCGTTTTCCGGTGACGTCCAAGTAGAGGACAGGCAGGTCACTGTCTACCCTGGCGTCCTCGCCGACGTCTAACAGGATGGACTCGCAGCGCGAGTCATTGAGCATTTCAGCCACGAACTGGGTCACGACCGAGCGCAGCTCATCGTCGATCACGACTCCCGCCTTTCCATCATGCCAGCCAGCTCCATGAAGCGATTCACGGCATTGACGATGGTGTCCCTCTCAGCGCCGTTCTCGTCCAAAATGACATGATTCGACAACTGAACGACGCGAACCCGCCACCTCTCATCTTTCGTGACAACAATTCTGAAAACGGTCCTATCAACAGGGTTCCTGGCCGTCGCCTTGAAAAGAACACCGAAAAGACGGCCGCCCTCATTGTTGCCGTGCAAGGCGGTGATCGAACACTGAGGCCACTGGGCGAAATCGCCAACACAACTAGCAAGAAAAGCGAACACCGCCCTATCGACAGCAGAGTCACTCACTTGTCGTCCGCCTTACTGCGGTTCGCCGCGACAATCAAAGCGCGATGGACGAACTCACCAACACTCTCCGGAGGAATCGCGATGCTCTTCCGCTTAACATGCCTTGCCCTCACCGTGTCGCCGGCGACCACAATACGGCAAGTGCTGCCGATAGTGATGATGCCGCCGTCATAAATCTTACGGGCAGGCGCATGCACATTGAACTCGTGACGGCGCCCGTCATTATTCCACTCGCAGACCGCCTGGGAGACAACCGTTCCGAAAACTGTACCCATAGTAATGTTTCTCTCTTCCTAAATACTGTGATGAATACTACTATTCACTGTCGAGTGGCGTGTACTTAAATGTCGGAGCCGATCACCTCCTCCACAGGCACGCCCACCAAATCACACAGATCAGCCAGACTGTCTCTGGCGTCAGACTGAGCGCACTCCCACACTGGCGAACCTTTCCTACTGTCCCTCATTTCTTCCAGGCAAAGAATGAAATCGTACGCCAGACGGGCACTCTCCATCTTCACCTCGTGCCGCTTAATGTGCTTGTGAATCCATCTAGCCGCAACAGCCGTGTTCTCACCCTTGGTGGCAATCTTTCTCCACCACGCATCCACTGCCGTGTTTTTCGGGCTGAAATACCATGTCGTCGGCCTACCGTCGTCGAAAACATACGTCTCGACAGTGCCGCTCTTAGTATCCCAAATAATGGCGGTGAAACCATCACTATCGTGATAGTAGGAAGTGGCAGACGGCATATTCTCCCGAATAAGCCCCATCTCAACGTCCCGGTCAGTTACCCCCTCAATGTTGGGGTCGTCACATTCAAACCATAGCATTATTCTCTTCCTCTCTCTCTTCCTGGAATTGCGGCTGGTCAGACGATCACACTGTCAGGAATCTCCCGGATCCGAGCGCAGAACTGCCCCCACACCTCCTCCACGGCATCCGACCGGTCAAGAGAATACAACCTACCGGGGGAAAACTCTGCACCACCCCCGTTCGCGCTCACAACAATCTGCCCAATAATCTCACCATTGAAATAGGCGACAATCAAAGAATCCTCCGCCATAGCGAGAGTGATACCACAAGCGTCCGCCACCGAAACGAGACCATCCATGACCGAGGCGCCCACAACAAGACGGTCAAACATTTCCTGCACCTTATCCGCAAGGTTCTCAGTACAAGTCACACTAACATTGGTCACCCAGCCGAGAGTTTCAATATTGTCCACGGTCAACGCGACCTCACCGGAAACGAACATCATCTCACCAATCGGCTTCGTGTAAATGTGGAACCTTGAAGAATGCGTGAGCTGCCTCGCCGGCCTCCACGAGACAGCAGCTTCAATGGGAGTGCGGGAATGCTCAACGACAGGATCATGGGAGAGAGCGTCCACAAAGTGGTCCCAGATGAGGCACTTCGACACGTCCTCACCCGAAAACTTGCCAACGCCCAGCTCGACGCCGCTTCGCCTCATACCAACCATCATGGTGCCAATCGTCGACCCGCCGGACGACACTGTCAGAGTCGAAAACTCGTCCCCGTCGATATAGAGGCCGTGCTCATCGGCCAGGGTAAGAATGCGATCGTAAATTTTCGCCATACACACCATGGAAGCCAGCGCCTCATTAGCGGAACAACGGTCGTCCGGAAATTCGGAGAGGTAGACGGGCACAAGGCGGTCGGACAAAAGAATGTCCTCCCTGTCCATGATCTGCGTTGTGCCGTCCAACCAAATACCACGCGACCAATTCGTAACGTCAATGGTGAAATGCGCGTCATAAAACATTATGTATCTCTTCCTGATACTCGTGTTGCCAGAATTGCGGGGGGTTACCGGACTCCTATCGCCCCCCACAGGACCCAGATAGCCGCCACGACACCGAGCGTCCCGATCACGGCGAAGCATGATGCGGTCAGGTAGATGATGGCGGCCAGGATGATTTCGCTGCTCCGTCTCAACGGGCGGCGGGTCGCGGCGTTGGTGCGCCTTGGTGCCGCATGCCTCATGCTCATGGTTCCTTCTCTTTCTTCGTGGTGGTCTTGGTTGTGGTGCGGGGCTGCTGTCTTGCTCCCGATAGCCTTAACTCTAGGGGCCCGACGCTCGCCCGTCCACCCCACCTCGGTGAGACGTCCGCCACACTGTGGGGTTTGGTTTCCGACGTCGTCGGCCCACCGCCCCAGAGCGCCATGAAAGGCGGACGGGTGATGGGGCGCATGCGGCCACGTCCGCCGTCCCGCGCGATCACGAGACGAAAGACGCAATGCCGGCCCAGCTCAGTCAAACCTTTCAGATTGGGTGGGCTGGTATGTCATTGCCGTCCTCTGTCACATCGCCTCACATGACGTTAATACCATTCTCTTCCAGTACACCCCCGATCTCCTCAACTGTCCCGAGGACGACGAGGCCCCACCTTCGACGACGAGGGCGGGGCCTCAGTGCGTCTACTGCGGAAGGGCGGTGTGTGATGGGGGCATGTGGTGCCGGCCACCAGGGTACTGATCTTTCACAGTTTCTGTTAACCTCCCGTTCATCTTGTTCACTTCCCGTTTACTTTCCCACACAAGTGGGTTGTTTGCTAGCAACCGGGGTTCTAGGGTGAAAACACCCGTTTGTGTTACTACAATATAGGTGCGTGTTGTCACAGTTTCTGTTCATGTGGCAAGGGATCGTGTCAGGGTGTTCCTTGTGATTGCAGCGTTTAGTCCCTGTTGCGGTTGTTTTGTTGGCAGTGTTTGTTGCGGTGACTTTAGTCCCGTATGCTACACTCGAGTAGACGAATCGTCGAAGACGATCTGCGGCGCAGCCGCTGAGGAGCCCTAGCGACGCAAGCGAGCGTCAGCGCCGCAGGGTGTTTTCGAAGAGCTCGCCACTGTGTTGGGCCCAACCTATACTCTTAAAAGAGTACTAGAATTAGACACTGTCTAACGCAACTAGACGGTGTCTAATTATGGAACACGTGTTATAACGTAATTAATGTTCGATGGTGAACATGGTGATCGTTAACAGTGAACAGTGTGTTTGTGGTAGAAGTAACACACGCCGCATTAGGTGGACGCGCACACGAACACAGTAGGCGGCTGTCGTGCTACGTGCGTGCTCGCAGGGCTGCGCGCGCACTACACGACACCCGCCATACCAGAACAAAGAAAGAAAGGAAGGAAGAAAAGCGGAAGAGGAAGGAAAAGAGGAAGAAGAACAAGGAGTAGTGTTAGACGGTGGAGGCGCTCGTCTCGCTGACGCTGCGACGCGCCACCACCTAACACCAACAAGAAAGACGAGAAGAAGAGAGCAGCAGTGAGCAGCAGTGAGCAGAACAAGCACACGCGAACACAAACAATTCAGAAAACAAGTACTCGCCAGAGCACAAGCCATGGGCATCACACACTGCCCAGCATGCGGAGTAAAACTCCAATACAACAATGATGGACAACGCAAACTCAACAGTGCCGAGGCAGACCACATAATCCCAGCATCACTAGGCGGAACCAACCACCCAGACAACGGCAGAGTATTATGCGCCAAATGCAACAGCAGACGAGGCAACGGACGAGGAGGCAAAGGCAGAGCACGCCACTACCAAAAAAACAAGGAGGAAAGAGACAGGCTACCCATCGCAGTCATGCCCACACGACACAGTGACACATGGTAGACACACACCACAGCCATTCCAACAAAGAGAAAGGCGGGGAATAGAACAGAACAAAAGAGAAGACAAGACAAAGCAACAAGAAGAACAGGATGGTGTTCGGGGATAACGTGCGTGCTCGCAGAGCTGCGCGCGCACTACCCCGAACACCAATAACAAGAAAGGAAGAGGAAGAGGAAGACGGAGAAGACAAGCAACGAGACCATCACACCCGTCGCACCACCGCCATTCCACAACAACACAACCCTGCCGCATTAACGCAACCCCAAACCAACAATGCTATGACAACAAACACAAAGAAGAGAGAGAAAAAAGAGAAACAAACCACAATTCCACACACCACGACAACACACCCCCACCGCCCTTCTACAACACAACACCACACGTCACACCATAAGACAATGCGCACACCACAGTAAACAACACGCACTGAAACACACGGCACACAATAGCGGTAGGCCGACAACAAACACCACCACCATCCACCCCCCACACGAACACTGCAACACACAAGACAGGAAAAGAGCAAGACAACACAAGAGGAACAAGACAATACGAAGGGGAAGCGGGACAACACGAGGTGCCGGCCCCGTTCCGAAACACCGGGCATCACAGCACACACCACACCCCGCCATCCAACGGGCCCACCACGCGAACGGAATGGGGACGCCAACATTCGAAAGGGGGACGCCAACACACGGACGGGGATACCAGTAACACAGCCGCCCTCCCATCACCATGCCACCCACCATCCGCCATGCCACCCCACCACCCACGACGGCCCCACCCACCACCACGACAAGGGGGGGGGCGATCGGAGGATACCCCACCACACGAAGACCACGGACAGACACGCACCCGCACACCGCATCACCCGGCAACGAACAGCATACGACACGATCGCAGTACTGATGAGTACTGCACTGGGATGGGCGGGGCACGGGCCGGGCTGCACGCACTGGGCGGACAGCAGCAGCACACCCACCGCCATTCCACAACAGCACACCGATGAGAGATGGACACCATCCGCTGTCCCACCTCGCACTGATCGCGTTCACACAACCAACGAACAACAATGATCAACAATGACCAACAATCAATGTTCAATGATTGAACAACAATCAATGAACGATGAACATGATGATGATCAATCATCATCATGATGAACACAATGAACATGATGATGAACACATGATGATGATGTGATGCATGACATGCATACCAATACCATGCACCATGCATGGTGCCAACGCATGCCGCAAAGGCAACACAACGCACAAACGCACAAATGCATAAAAATGTTATAAAACAAAAGAAATGTTATAAAAACATGCAAAAAAATTCAAAGGCACGAACCAAACAACGGCGTTCAAAAAACCATGGCAACATTTCGAGGCGAACACAAAGGGGGCCCCAACACCATAAGGGATCCCTTAAACGTGGGACCCACATCACAAAACAAGGCGGAGACCAGACAAAACGAGACGCACACCACACAATTCATGTGATGGGGGCCACTCCCCCTCCCCCATCCGGCCGCGAACACCCCGAAGGTCTGCCCATCTCTCCCTGCTTGTGGAAAACCCTGTGGATAACTCCAGTAACCCAGACCACAATGTGACCATCATCATGTGGAAAGCTCCCAAACCTGTGGAAAACCCTGTGGAAAACTCTCCAGGTTGTGGACAACCCTGTGGAAAACCTTGTGGACAACCTCACCAGACGTGACCGACACCACCGCATATAATAGAAAACATGACAACCCACACAAACACCACAATCACTGTATACGAACCAAACAGCCCCACCCCCATAACCGACGCCACAAACACAAACAACCCCACACTCATACGCCAAGCACTTGCACACAAAATCGCCACCGTCATAGACGACCCAAGAACAGGCGACACAGCACTCACAAAACTCACAGCACAACTCATACAAATCACAGACCAACTAGCCACCACACAAAACGAAAACACACACCCGGACACCACCGACATTCCAAACGAAACACAAACCTGGGACGGCATCTAAACAATGAGCGAAAAACACCTATCCGAAATCGCCGCCCACCTCACCCTCCCAGAAAACATCACACACACCGCCTGGCCGCCAGTCAAACACCGCCTCCAAGAAATGCAATACCCCCTCGACGTCTGGCAACAAGACTGGCTCAAAGCAATCCTCGCCAAAAGAAACGACGGCCACTACGCAGCCAGCATCGACGGAATCCAAGCATCCATCCCCCGCCAGGTCGGCAAAACATACACAATCGGCGGCCTCGCATTCGCACTCGCCACCCTCCACCCAAACTACTTCATCCTTTGGACCGCACACCGCACACGCACCGCAGACGAAACATTCAACGACATGAAAGGCATGGCACAAATACCCAACATCGCCCCATACGTAAACAAAATACGGCAAGCAAACGGACAGCAAGCCATCCTCTTCAACAACGGATCACGCATTCTCTTCGGCGCCCGCGAAGGAGGATTCGGACGCGGATTCCACGGCGTCGACATGATCCTTTTCGACGAAGCCCAGATCCTGGGCGCCGCCGCACTAGACGACATGATCCCCGCCACAAACACGGCGCCAGACCCGCTCATCATCAAAATCGGGACACCACCAAAACCAAAAGACCCGTCCGAAGCTTTCAGCGAATTCCGCAACCTCGCTTTGCAAGGCGAAATAAAAGACGGCCTCTACCTCGAACTAGCCGCCGACTACAACGCTAACAGCGACGACAGAAAACAATGGGAAAAAGCCAACCCATCATACCCTCGCCGCACACCCGAATCCGCCATTCTAAGAATGCGCAGACAACTCGGAGAAGAATCATTCCGACGTGAAGGCCTCGGAATCTGGGACCGCGCCAACGACAGACTCGCAATCGACCCAGTCGCCTGGAACACCGCCACAATACGCCCAGAAAACACCCCCAGCGGCATGCGATGGTGCGCCGCAATCCGATTCGCACCCGACGGATCAACATGCGCCCTAGCCAGAGCAGGACACAAAGCCAACACGCCCACACACGTCGAACTATGCACCCACCAAGGCGTCCGCCGCATGAATGAAGGCACGCAATGGATCATCGACTACATTGCGGACACAAAAGACAGATGGGCACAAATCATCGTAGACGGAAAATACGGTGCCGGAGACACAATCGAAAGACTGAGAGCCATCGGAGTACGCCCCCAAGTCATCATCACCCCCACGATCACGCAAATCATAGACGCTTACAGCATGCTAGACGCCTCGTTGCGCGAAAAAACGATCACACACCTAGACGATATGGAATTGCGGACTGAGGCCGCGTCGGCGACGCCGCGCCCAATCGGAACATCAGGTGGGTGGGCGCTACAAGCCCCGCCAGGCGCCACCGTAGCCGGCCTAGAAGCCTGCACGCTCGCAATGTGGGCCGCGCGCACAACAAAAAGAAGGCCACGTTACAAACCTTATGATAAAATCGAAAACGCCAATAGTAACACTGATCGTGGCGGCGGAGTACTGTTCCTATGACTGAAATTTATCCTGACGACGGACGGCTCGTTAATGCTACGCCGGCACCCACACGCATTTCCGGACTCCCCGACGAATACAAGGTAACATTCCTGCAACTATGGCAGAAATGGCAGCAGCACTCAAACAAAAACAAGCTGCTCTCCGTCTACTACGACGGCCACCGCGCTTTCCAGGACCTTGGTATCAGTATTCCGCCGCAAATGACACGCACCAAAGCCGCACTCGGATGGCCTCAGAAAGTCGTCACCATGCTCGCCAGGAGGCACGTATTCGAGGGCTACTCCCTGAACGGCGCCCCCGACGCTTTCGAAGCAAACGAAATACTATCCGCCAACAACTACGACCTCGATCTCGCCCAAGCGATCACTTCAGCGTACAAGCATTCTTTCTCGCTGCTCACCGTGACGCGGGGGGACGAGACTATTGGTGAGCCGCCTGTCGTCGTGCAGGCCCGTGACGCAGAATGGTCTGCCGCACTATGGGACACGCGCCGCCGCATAATCGAGGCCGCCCTCACAATTGATCAGACCGACAAATACGGGCAGCCGGCAGGCGCCATCATGCACACCCCCACCGCCATTTGGCGAATCGACGCCAAAGAGAACGGCGGCGGATGGAAAGCCGAAAAACTCGGAGACACACCAAACCGCATTTTCGTCGAAGCGCTCTGCTACGACCCGCAACTGAACCGGCCGTTGGGACATTCACGAATCACCCGCGAAGTAAGATATCTCACGGACGCGGCAGTGAGGACAATGGTCCGCGCGGAAACGTCCGCCGAATTCTTCTCCTCACCGCAGCGATATGTGCTCGGCGCAGAAAGAGCAGACTTCGCCGGCCAGGACAGGTGGTCCGCAATCATGGCCCGAGTACAGGTTCTCGAGCCGAACGAGAACGGTGACATTCCCAGTGTGGGGCAATTCTCACAAATGACCATGGGTCCCCACTTGGAAATGTACCGTCAGCTGGCGCAGAATTTGTGTGCAGCCACAAACCTTCCTCAATCCGCTATCGGGGTATTCGCGGAGAACCCCACCTCGGCTGAGGCGATGCAGGCGGCTGAGGCGTCGCTCGCGGACGAAGCCGAGTATCAGTGGCGTATTTTCACCGCCCCGCTGCGGCGCACTCTGCAGAACGTTATTATGGTCCGGGACAAGCTTGACGAGCCGCCCGCCGAGTCGTGGAAGACGTCCGTGAAGTGGACCCCCGCCCGCTATTCCTCACCGTCGTCTGCCGCTGATTTCGCGGTCAAAATGGTGTCTGCTTTCCCGTCGCTGCAGGAGTCGCAGACTCTCATGCGGCGTGCCGGACTCACCGAGGACGATCTCGCAGATATCAACGCTGAAAATCGCAAAAAGAATGCAATATCGTTGCTGGACCGTGCTCTCGCTGCCACGAATAACGGGGGCGCCGTGGATGAGAATGACGAGAACGGTGACGCAGCCAACAATAATGGTGACGATAATGTTGACAACGCCAGCAACAATAACGACAACAGCGGCAACAGCAATAACCTGAACCTCAATAACGCGCCCAATACAAGGAACAGGATTAAGCGCAACATTAAACTGCCCGGCGGAACCAAAACACCAATAAACTAACACTTATCATGCTGTCAACCGCAGAAATCGGGGCGTACGGGCGAGCAATAGACTCACTCACCACACTCGCCCAAAACGATTTACACACACTCTGGTCGCACGCTGCTAGACAGCGCCCCGAACAGGCACGCGATCTTCTACTCGAAATCATGCCCGCCCTCGTCGACCAATACGGCAGTGCGGCCGCCGCAATCGCCGACGAATGGTACCGCGACATGCGCCTAGACCAGGACATTCCCGGCGACGCACCCACAGTACAAACATCGCTCACACCACAAGGTGAAATAGACGACAGCGTAAGATTCAGTGCAGGCGCACTATACGCCGGAACCCCTGACATTGCCCTATCCTATTTGACCGGGGCGCTCATCCGATACGTCAGCGACGGCGCCCGCTCACAAATCGCAGACATGACATGGGCCGACCCAGAAGCAATGGGCTGGGAAAGACGGACACGCAATCCACAAGCATGCAATTTCTGCGTCATGCTCACAATGAACGAATGCTACTACCGCAGCCAGGGCACCGCATCATTCGGGGCGCACGATAACTGTAAATGTGTTGCGGTCCCCGCATGGGACCCGACCTCCCGGGAAGTGCCGGCAAAAGCATACGCGCTCGCAGCCAGACACAAAACCGAAAAGGGTCGCACGCGCCATCGCGAGCTCGTTTCATCGTGGATAGACACGCACCAGGAAGAGCTTGCAGAATGGCGTACCCGGCCAATTGAATGATTGTGCTACAATGCATAAACAAAGGCCACAATAGACGGCTGCAAAGTCCAAAACTAGTTGCCTGAAAATATCACAATAACCGCACGGTCAAAATATAGGAAACGCCCAATGAGAAATAACGCTGCAAGAGACACGCCGGCCGACAACAGCGCCACTAACGACGACAATGCCCCCAAGAATGAGAGCAATGCTTCCGTTAGTAAGCCTGAAGTCGACTGGAAGAGCGAGTCCCGGAAGTGGGAGAATCGCGCCAAGGAAAATCGGCGCGCCGCCAACGAACGAGACGAGCTCGCCAAGGC